ACAAGATCAAGCCGATGAAGTAGGTAGGCTAGGTGTTGAGGCAATCATTGAAGCTGGTAAGGTTCTTAAACTTAAATGTCCTCTTGATGGGGAATACAAAGTAGGAGATAACTGGAGTGAAACACACTAACATGAAACAAGCAGATTTATTTGAGCAAGAACAAGATCATAAAGGTATCGTGTACAATCCTAAGTATGATTACAAAAGATTAAAAAAACAAAAAGATAGGATTTGGTTTCTAATGCTAGGGGCTTCTTCTTGGTTAACGCTAAGAGAAATTTCTGAGAAGACAGGAGATCCTGAAGCAAGCGTATCAGCTACATTACGCATGTTTAGGAGAGAGAGTGAAGGTGGTCACACCGTAATGAAAAGACCTAGAGGCCAAAGACAACGGGGCCTTTGGGAATATAAATTAGTGGAGAACACTTCTAATGAAGCCAGTTAAAATAACAAACAACAAACCAGACCATGATTCTAGCAGGATAGGAGACTTAGCAGAACATTATGCTATCACTTGGTTATGGGACAATGGCTACCATGTATTTAAAAACTGCGGTTGCACAGGCCCTGTTGATATTGTTGCGCTAGATCCTGAAGGAAAGGTTACTCTTATAGATGTTAAGTCTTACAAGGATGGTAGGCTTGCATCTAAGACACCGCTTCAAAAACAACTTGGAGTTCAGTATCTCCACTACAATTCACACACCCGCAAATGCAGATTCGTAAGGCATCGCAAATGAATATAGTAGAAGATATCTATAAAAAATTAGACGTTTTAAATGACGGGCCTTTAGACCTTTCAGATAAAATTATAGATGAATTTGGTGAGTCTATAAAAGAAGTAATTAAATCTTGGGCTACGCCGCAACAAAAAGATAACAAGTTTTATTTAAGAATGTCTAACATAGGTAAGCCTGCTAGGCGGCTTTGGTTTGATAAAAAAACAGAGCTTGAAAACAAAAGACTTGAACCTTCTTTGTTTATTAAATTTTTATACGGGCATTTACTAGAAGAAGTTATTCTTTTGTTAGTCAGGCTTTCAGGCCACAAAGTAACAGATGAACAAAAAGAAATTGAGATTGAAGGTATCAAAGGACACATGGATTGTAAGATTGATGATGTTGTTGTTGATGTTAAATCTGCGTCAGGTTTTTCCTTTAGTAAATTTAGACAGGGTATCCTTAGAGAGGATGATCCTTTCGGCTACATTGCTCAGCTCACGGCTTATGAAGAAGCTGAAGGAACAACTGATTCAGGATTTCTTGTTATTAATAAAGAGACAGGGGAGTTATGTTTTCATCAGCCAGATGAATTAGATAAGCCTAACATTAAAAATCATATTAAAGATCTTAAAAAGAAACTTGACTTGGAAACTCCTCCTGAGTTATGTTATGCTCCTATAGCAGAAGGTAAGGCAGGCAATATGCGGATTGCTAAAAACTGTATGTACTGCCCACACAAAAAAGAATGCTTTAAAGATTCTAATAATGGCAAAGGTTTAAGAGCATTTAGATACGCTAAAGGTTTAACATATTTTACTACAGTTAAATCTGAACCCAAGGTAGATGAAGTATATGAATGGTAGAAAAGCAAAGCGCATAAATAAAAAAGCTAAAGAACTTTCTGTTGAATGGCTAAAGACTTTAGTGTCTGAAGAAGAAGCCTTGAAAGTTAAACACTCTTCTTATAATAAACTTGTTTATAATCAAAAGGGTACGGCAAGGTCTATGCCTTTTTCTTATAAAGGTATTAAACAAAAACTAAAAAAATTAAATGCTATAGACCATTTAACTCTTAAGGATATAGAGTGACTGTTAAAATAAAATCAGGGCTGCGCAAACGTAGAGTTAAAAGACCAGTAGAAAAAGAAGTAGTGAAAGGCTATGATTCTAATTGGGAATATGAACTACATACAGGCATCTTAAAAGATTGGGATATACACACAGATACCGTTGACTATATCGTTAAGCATACATACCATCCAGACTTTATAAAAAAAATAAAAAACAAAATTATTTTTTTAGAAGCTAAGGGAAGGTTCTGGGATCATGCCGAGCATAATAAATATGTGTGGGTTAAAAAAGCTTTACCAAAAAACATAGAGCTTGTATTTTTATTTGCTGATCCTGCCGCTCCTATGCCGGGAGCAAAGCGGCGTAAAGATGGTACTAAAAGATCACATGCAGAGTGGGCAGAAAGAAATGACTTTAGGTGGTACAGTGTTTATAGCATCCCTAAAGATTGGATTGATGCTTCTTGCCGCATTGAAATTAATCCTGACTATCCAGAGGAACAAGAATGAAACAACATACTAAAAAGAAAATCAGTATTGATGATGCAACCCCTCAAGAATGGGACACAGTTAACAAGCCTCAGCATTACAACAACGGAGACATTGAATGTATAGACGGAATACGCGCCATGTTAAGCCACGAAGAGTTTGTTGGTTATTTACGAGGAAACAGTCTGAAGTATCGTTGGCGATATCCGTACAAAAACGGAACGGAGGATCTAAGAAAAGCAGCATGGTACGAAGATAAGTTGTTGAGGATCTTGGAGCATGATGGATAAAAATTACGTCGATAGAAAGTCTGAGCGCAGAGATAAGTACAACAAGAAACGCAAAGGCAAAGTAACTAAAGACAATAAGAATTTTAAAAGTATTCGCTTAGAAGAATTAAGAAAACTAGACGCAGATGAGGAGCTGTTAGATGGATCAGTATCAACAATACATACACAAAAGTAGGTATGCCCGTTACATAGATGAAGATAAGCGCCGAGAAGAGTGGGGAGAAACAGTTAACCGTTATCTTTCTTTCTTTGTAGATCGTAACCAGCTTGGAGACTCAGAAGCCGAAGAGTTATTTAATGCAATATACAACTTAGAAGTCATGCCTAGCATGCGCTGTATGATGACAGCAGGTGCAGCTTTACACCGAGATAACGTAGCGGGTTTTAATTGTTCTTATCTACCCATTGATAGCCCCCGTTCTTTTGATGAGCTAATGTATATATTATTATGTGGCACAGGGGTAGGCTTTAGTGTTGAGCGTGATTACGTTAACAGTCTTCCAGAAGTTGCTGACAGCTTCCATGAAACAGACTCTACGGTTGTTGTATCTGACAGCAAGGTAGGCTGGGCAAGCGCCTTCAGAGAGCTTATAAGCCTCTTGTACGCTGGTAAAATACCTAAGTGTGATCTTACTAGGGTGCGCCCAGCAGGCGCTAGGCTAAAGACATTTGGAGGTAGAGCCAGTGGGCCTCAACCTTTAGCAGACTTATTTAATTTTACTGTTGATTTATTTAAGCTGGCAGCAGGCCGTAAGCTAACGTCACTAGAGTGCCATGATTTAGTATGTAAGATTGCAGACATTGTTGTAGTAGGGGGTGTACGTAGGTCAGCTCTTATTAGCTTAAGCAATGTTACCGACAACCGCATGGCTAACGCTAAGAATGGTGAGTGGTATTTAAGTAATGGTCAACGAGCCTTAGCAAACAACAGCGCCGTGTACTCCGAGAAGCCTGACTTTGATACGTATTCTTCCGAGATGAAGCGGCTGTACGATTCTAAGTCCGGTGAGCGTGGTATCTTTAGCCGCACTGCAGCACAGAAGGTAGCAGCACGTAACGAGCGTAGGGATGCTTCATTCAAGTTCGGGACTAACCCCTGCTCTGAGATTATCCTACGACCTTACCAGTTCTGTAACCTGTCTGAGGTTGTTGTAAGAGAAGATGATACGCTACAAACGCTTAAAGAAAAGGTACGCACAGCTACTATCCTTGGAACTCTACAAGCTACCATGACTGACTTCCGTTACCTTCGTAACATATGGAAAAAGAATACAGAAGAAGAAGCATTGCTTGGCGTATCTATGACAGGCATTATGGACTGTAAGATTACTAACGGCTCAACGGGTGAGGCTGCACTAGGAAGACTCTTAGAGACTCTTAGGGACGTTGCAATAGAAACCAACAAAGAGTGGGCTAACAAGCTGGGCATTAATCAGGCCGCTGCGATCACTTGTGTTAAGCCCTCTGGTACTGTGTCTCAGTTGACTGACAGCGCCAGCGGTATTCATCCACGCTTTAGTGAGTACTACATCAGGACTGTACGAGCAGACAAAAAAGATCCTCTTGCTGCTGCTATGATTGAAGCAGGTTTCCCGCACGAAGAAGACGTAATGAATAGTTCTAACTGGGTGTTTAGCTTTCCTCAGAAGGCCCCTAATAAAGCTGTAACAGTAGAAAGCATGGGAGCTATGGAACAGTTAAAGCTGTGGAAAGTTTATCAAGATAGTTGGTGTGAGCATAAGCCTTCTATGACTTGTTACTATAATGATGATAACTTCTACTCTGTGTGCCAGTGGATCTGGGAAAACTTTGATAGCGTCAGTGGCATTAGTTTCCTACCAGAAACAGAGCATGTATATAAGCAAGCACCGTATCAGAAAATAGACAAAGCAACTTATATGAAACAAATTAAAGAACTCCCTAAAGATTTTGAGTGGGACATTGAAGAGCTAGACGATAACACTGAAGGCACTCAAACCTTAGCGTGTGTTGCAGGAGTATGTGAGATATGAAAGAAGGTAATCTATTGTCCTTTAGATTACTTATTGATAAAAAAGGAAGACTCGTTACAGAGCTTAGCGGTCTTCCTGAAGATCAAATAAATAATGTATTTAAAGATAAAT